TGTTCCTCAAGAGCTTCAGTTTACAGCTGAGAGATTAATGAAATCTCAAGGTAGAACTGGAACAGCTGATAACGATATTAACGCTATCGCGTCAATGGGAATGATTCCTCAAGGATACAGAGTGAATAATTACCTAACTGACACTGATGCGTTCTATATCATTACAGACGTGCCAAACGGCATGAAAATGTTCACAAGAGCTCCATTAACAAATGCAATGGAAGGTGATTTCGATACTGGAAACGTAAGATACAAAGCTAGAGAAAGATACTCATTTGGTGTATCTGACCCTAGAGGTATCTTCGGTGTAGAAGGTGCGTAATCAATAAATTTTTTGTGGCGGGACACAATCTCGCCACAATTCTAAAATAGAAAGAAAAAATGCACCCTAAAAATTTTCTCGTAAAAATAAATGCTTATCAATATGGAGCAGAATTTATTGTTAATTGCCTAGATGGGCCCATAGATATAGAAAATGCAATCATTGACAGATTGGGAAAATCTGATATAAAATGGGAGTATCTTGGAGAAATGATGGATCCAAGAGTAAACCGAATAACCTATGAGGAGGTTATCGATGGAGAAAATGATGCAACATCTAAACGACCTTTACACGAAAAAGAAAGGTCTAGATCTCGAATGGGAGCAGGAGCATCTTAAAGAAGGTAGATATACCTTGAATATGGTTAAGATTGACAGAAAAGTTAGAGATGTCATTAGCCATATAAAACTAGTTGAGGCTAAAAAAGCTGATCTAGAAAATAAGATCGAAGGCGCTGCACCCGAAGTTTCTGTAGCTACTTAGTAAAAAGCTACATCGTTGGAAAAATCCAATCCACATTATAGGCCCTCTTGCGCTCTACTCAAATCTACTATATAAACTAATTACTATACAATTAATCAGAGCATAGACGCGTATAGTCGACGGCCTAGAGACTATGTTCGAAAAACTAGGAGGATACAATTATGGCAAAAACTACATTTGCAGGACCGGTAATTTCTAAAAAAGGATTTATCAACACAGGTCCAG